CAGCGGCAGCGAAGCGTTCTGGCTGGATCCGTCCCAGGACGCAGGGTTGCTGGAACGTCCGTGGAACTACGGCGTCTATGACTGCTATTCCGCCGTGCGGGACTGGTACAAGCAGCAGATGGGCGTCGAAATGGGCGACTATCCGCGCCGCTACGAGGGCGAATGGTCAAAGCCCGGCTTTGTGTTTTTTGAGCAGAACTTTGCCGCCGAAGGTTTTGTCAAGCTGCCTGCTGGCGTGGATCTGGTGCGTGGAGATGTGATCCTTTTCAGGATTCGCAATCAGACTGCCTGTAATCACGTCGCGGTAGTGGAGGACCCCGCTGCCAACAAGCTATACCAACATTTGGTCGGCAGGTTGTCTGGGACGACTTCCTACAGCGGATATTTCCGCGAGAATAGTTACATGGTTGTGCGGAGGGCAGGCTGATGGTGACGATCCGATTGCTTGGCGAGGCAGGTCGCCGTTTTGGTCGTCAATTCAAGCTTGCGGTAAAAACACCAGCCGAAGCCATCCGTGCGCTGTGCGTTCAGATCCCTGCGTTGCGCCAGTACCTGCTGGATTCTGAAGAGAACGGAATCCGCTGGCGTGCAATCACTGATCACGCAGCTGGTTTAGACGAGGAAGGATTGCTGTGGCCGCTCAGTAAGAAATTTGTCCTGGCACCTATTCCGGTTGGACGTGGCGGTGTCGGCAAAATTATTGCCGGTGTGGCATTAGTTGCGGTCTCGGTTTTATTTGCTCCTGCAGGTGCATTTGCTGGAGGCTTATTCACGCTTGGTGCGCAGGCAGTTCCAATCGTTGCCGGTATCGGTTTAAGTCTTGCTTTCTCGGGTGTTGCGGATCTCCTGACGCCTACGCCCAAGATGCCCAACGTCACAGGTGGCGTTAGCGGAGTTGGAACGGGGGCGACTGGGGGACGCAGCCGTGAGGATCAAAGAAAGTCATTTACGTTTGATAAGTCCAACGCCAATACTCAGCAGGGCGAAGTCGTTCCAGTGCTCTACGGTGAGCGCATCATCGGATCGACTCCGATTCTGAGCTTCGGTCTGGAACTGCAGAACAGCCTCTGATGGAAGACTTTCAAGAGTTGCCTGAAATCAGCGGTGCTGGTGGCGGCGGTGGCGGTCAACAAGTTGTCCAACAGACCGTTCAACAGAACGTCACGATTGCGGCGCCTACAGCTAGGCAGCCAACTGTCGCGGCAAACAACCTGTTTTCGGTCGCATTTGCCAAGACGGTTTATGCACTGAGCGAGGGCGAGATCGAGGGTTTCCCTAACAGCATCACGAAGGACACGTTCCTTGATTCAACGCCAATCCAGAACGAAGACGATACCTATAACTTTCAAGGTTACACGCTTGATCACCGCACTGGGACGGATGAAACCCAGACCCCGATTACAGGATTTAGCACCACCGAAAACGTCGTTGGCGTAAATACCAACCTGACCGTTGCGGCTGGGGCGCTTACCCGCACCATCACCGACACCGACGTGGAGCGGTGCCGCATCATCATGACTCATCCTGCATTGCAGGCAGTCAATAGAGACAACGGCGATGTAGTTGGGACGAGCGTTCAATTCAGGATCGAAGTTTCAGCTAACGGCGGTTCGTACGTTGAGATTGACTCGCCAACTGTTAGCGGCAAATCAAACAGTCAATTCCAGCGTGCCTACGAGTTTGATTTAGACGGCACCGGACCTTGGACGATCCGTTTGACTCGTTTGACGGGGGACGACAGCAGCGGTTACGTCTCAAACTTGCTCAGGTGGCAATCACTTGTTGAGATTATTGACGAGAAATTTGCCTATCCAAATACTGCATTACTGGCACTAAAAGTTGATGCCCGTCAGTTCAACAGCATCCCGAACGTTTCAGTTCGCTTGCGCGGTAAGCGCGTTCAAGTCCCCAGCAATTACAACGCTGAAACCCGCGTTTATACCGGCATCTGGGACGGCACGTTCCAAACAGCTTGGACAGACAATCCCGCGTGGATCTTCCGCGACATTGTGGTCAACGACCGCTTCGGCGTGGCGCGTTATGTCTCCAATATCTCAATTGACCCCTGGTATCTTTACACCGTTAGCCAGTATTGCGACGAGTTAGTCCCTGATGGCAACGGGGGAACGGAGCCACGTTTTACCTGCAATGTGTACCTACAAAATGCAGGCAGTGTTTATGAAGTGCTGAATGGTCTTGCCTCGTGTTTCCGGGGCTTGATTTATTACAGCCAAGGGCAGCTGTTCCTGACGCAAGACCGCGAACAGCTTCCTGTTCAGCAGTTCAGCGAATCCAACGTCATCCAAGAAGTTGACGACTCCGGGCAGGTTACTTCGCCTTGTTTTAGTTATAGCGGCACAGCACGCGGTGCCCGCAAGTCAGTCGTTCTCGCTAACTGGGACGACCCCAACCAGGCATATTCCAGCGTTACTGAATATCAGCAGGATGACGCGTTGCTGGAGACGTTTGGGTACAACCCAATCGATCTGCGCCTGCTTGGTGTTACTTCACGCGGTCAGGCACTTCGAGCAGCTAAACATACGCTTTTCTCCAATCGTTATCTAACCGAAAAAGTCAGCTTCCGCATCGGGGCGGAGGGCTTGGCGGCTGGTGTTGGCGAGATTATCCAAATCGCTGATCCAACAAAACAGGGTCAGCGTGTTGGTGGTCGAATCAAGAGCATTGACGGCAACAACATCAAGCTCGACGCAGTGTTGAGCCTGAATAGCGCTATTGATTACACGCTGACGCTGGTGGTGCCTGACGGCGAGACCGTCACCAATCCTGACAACACAATCACCAAACGCCCCAAACTCAGCGTTCACAACCTTGTCAGTGCGACTGAGGATCTTGCGTCTGAGTTCCGCCAGTTCGAGATTGAGGATGGAACGGACGTTCTCATTACGCAGGCCGGACTTGCCCTTGGCGGTCTGATTAAAGAAGATTCACTTGGCACGACAACCGCAGCAGTTGACGGGCTAGTTGATAGTCAGGTTGGTGCGCTGTGGGTTCTTGAGTGGTCAGATTTGCAGGCTGCGCTTTACAAAATTGTTGCTATCAGCGAAGTGGAGCCGCTGGTGTTTCAGGTCGAAGCAGTTCAATACAACGCAAGCAAGTTTGATTACGTCGATAACGATCTTCCGATCTCAATCCCGAAAGATCGGTTCAAGCTTGAGGCAACTCAAAGCGTCGTCAATCTCAGCGCCAAACTGGTTTACAACAACGGTCGCTCTCAGCTCAGTGCTGATTGGGAGGCACCGCAACGCAATGGTGCAGACGACGTACTAATTCGCGGTTATCGCTACCAATGGCGTCAGACCGGTGCTGCCCAATGGAACGAGGTTGAAGTCACCTCAGTCACTAATGCCACGGTCAGCCTGCCGGATCACGTCTACGGCAACACCTACGAGTTCCGGGCTGCGACCTTTGATCGCCTTAGCCGTCAAAGCGAATTCACGGCAGTCACCGTTTCTGACTTTGACGCAATCCCAGATCTCAGCGCTGCTGAGTTTAACGCCACCGTCACCCACGCCAACCAGCCTGATGGCACCCAGCTTCTGATTGTTGACCCTGGAACGTGCCCGATCCTGCCACGCATCACTGGATTTAAGTGTTGGGCTAAGCCTCGCAACCTAAAAGGCGGTGAAATTCCTGGCGTCAAAACTCCTGGCAACGACGGCTATTACTTCTTGGCTGACATCCCGCTGACGGGTTATTACACGGTTGCGTTCCACGCGCCGGATACCTACGACATCCGAGTCAGCTTTACCAGTGCAATTTTTGGTGAGCAACCTGACGATTACATCTACGACGTGGTGGAGCGTGGTGAGATCGCACCCCCCGCGCCGAATAACTTCAGCGTCGTTGAGAACGTTAATCGCACCGCCAAACGCTTTAGCTGGCAACTACCGCTGAGTGAATACGGCAGCTGGGATCAGAAGGTTGTCAGCGACATTGTTGGCTATGAGGTCCGCTTTAAGCGTGGCACGCTTGCAACCAACATCGTCGAATTTGACGTTGCTACCGACCTGATCACGGTCAAGACTTCCACCGTTATTGGCATCAAAACCAACCAGCACCTACTGACCGTTGGGGAGGAGATCGTCTTTGCCGCTAGCACCGGAACATTGCCAACTGGCATCACTGCTGGAACGACC